CACCAACTCCTACATTAACACCTACTTTAACTGCAACCCCAACTACTACACCAACTTTAACCTCAACTCCTACACCAACACCTACTTTCTTACCACCAACAGTAGATTATGTGGCTAATAAATTAAGTAGCACTAATAGTAGTAGTTATACATTTACAGGTTCTACTGGAGGTCCTGGATACCTTATATTTGGTATTTCTAGTACTAGTGTGTCAGCAAGTACTTATTCAATTACAGGAATGACAATAGATGGTAATGCTGCTACTGAACTATCTGTAATACAAGATAATGGAACTTTATTAAGTTATTGGGGAGCAAATGTGGCTAATACAACCTCAACAATAATAGTAAATTTTAGTGATCAACAAACTTTCTGTGATATACAAATTTATAAAGTTGAAAACTTACAATCAACCACACCTATAGATTCTGATAGTGTGAGTTTTGGATCGTCAGGGACAACAAATATAGATGTTAGTGTATTAACAGGGACAAATATTATTTTACAACTTTCAATACTTACCAACCAACCCTCAACCCTTACATTTTTAGATGTTCCTTCAGATATAACATTTGCTATTGGAGGTGATAGTAATGTTAGAATAAGATCAGGAAGTGAATCATATGTATCGGGTATTAACGATAGTTATACTATGGGTACTACATTTTCGGTAAACCCATTGAAAACTAATTTAGTATTAGGAATGAGTTTAAGATAATAAAAATTAAAAACTACACACGATGCCTGTAAAAGAATGTCAAGAAGAAAACAAACCTGGTTATAAATGGGGCGAACAAGGAAAATGTTATACCTATAACCCTGATAATGAAGGTCAAAAAAGAAAAGCCAAACAGAACGCAATCATTCAAGGATACGCAGTAGGTGATTTTGCTGGTTTAAGAGTATCTTTTGACTACGATGATACATTATCTACCCGAAGAGGAAAAGAGATGGCACAGAAGGAAATTGATAAGGGTAATGTGTTATATGTTATCAGTGCAAGAAACGATAAAACAGGTATGTTATCAACTGCATTATCATTAGGTATTCCCCAATCAAGAGTATTTGCCACAGGTTCAAACAAAGCAAAGATTGAAAAGATCAAAGAACTACGAATTTCAAAACACATAGATAACAATAGAGATGTTATCAATGAGTTGAATCAAAAAACAAAAGTAGAGGGAATTATATTTAATTAAAATAATTTACTATGCAAACTGCAACTATAAATGTTAAAGTAGATACCGCTCAAGCACAGAAGAGTATTAATACTTTAAATCAATCTATCAATCAATTTGGAGGTTCTGCTGCATCATTAAAGACAGAATTAAGACAAACCATACAAGAATTACAGAACTTACAACCAGGTTCAGCAAGATTCCAAGAATTATCCATTAAGGCAGGTGAATTAAGAGATCAGATTGCCGATACTAACGCAGTTGTGGGTCAATTAGCTGGTAATATGGCTGAACGACTTACTCGTGGTATAACAGGTGTTGTATCAATTGGTGTTGCTGGTTTCCAAACCTTAGCGGCAAGTGTTGCTTTATTCGGGGGTGAGAGTGAAGAACTACAAAAAACAATGGTTAAACTTCAAGCCCTAATGAATCTATCACAAGCGTTAGAAACATTTTCAGGTTTGGATCAAAAGATAGTTGAGATCAGAGCATCATTCCAATCATTAACCATTGCGACCAATACACAAACGATCGCACAGGAGGGGGAGAATATTGCAACCGCACAAGGAACAGTGGCAACTACCGCATTAGGTGTTGCAATGAAAGCCCTACCAATTATTGCAATTGTTGCGGCTATTGGAACATTGGTATATGGGATTTATCAATATGTTAGTGCAAATGAAGAAGCTACTAAACAAGAAGAAAAAAGAAAGAAAGAATTAGAGTCAGCCAAAAAGGCACAGGAGGCTCAGAATAACGTCATCAAAGAAGGAGCAAAATTATTTGCAGGTCAAATATCAGGATTCATTTCTTTAACCGCACAGGTTAGAAATTCATTACCAGGATCAAGAGAAAGATTAAAATTAATTAAAGATCTTAATAGTACTTATGGGACAACCATTAAGAACTTAAAAGATGAAAAATTATTCCAAGATCAAGTAACAAAATCTGTTTCTGATTATATTGCATATGCTCGTGTTAAATTTAGATTACAGGCTAGTGAAAAATCAATTGAAGATCAATTTGCAAAACAAGAAGTTGCGATTAAAAAATTAGCAACTGAAACAGGGTTATTAACAGACGCACAAAGAAACTATATAACTAATTTTGCAAGACAAGTTCAAGCGGGTAAAGAATTAGGTAGTAATTTAGATTACTTAAAAGCTGGTTTATTCAATCAAAAAAAAGAATATCAATTATTAGCTAATCAAGTTCAGTCGTATATTGGTGATATAACTCAATCAAATACCATTATCAATGGATATGGTTTAACGATTGATAAGTTAAATAAAGAAATAAATAATAACAAAAACGCATTATTTGTTGCCGCTGAACAAACAAAAGATCATACCGATGCGGTTGATAAAGATACTAAAGCAATTGAAGAAAATGTTGACGCAAGAAAAACATTTAATGATACAATCAATGAAATTATTGATACATCAGAAGCGTTAACTCAAAAAGAAGAAGAAATACTTAAGGTAAGACAACAATCAGAAAAGTTAAGTAGGCTTCAAGGTGAAGCTATTGCTGAGGTTGAAAAAAATAGAGCTAACGGAATTTATAAAACTGCCGAAGCATATAAAAATGCTTTGAATAGTATTCAAACGGAAGAAGAAAAATTACTTCAAAGTCAGTTAGAAATTATCAAGAAAGAAGGTGAGGCTCGTAGTAAGGCTAAACAACAAAGTGGTAATGTTAGAATTGGTGGAGGTGGTCAAGATCCTAAAGAAAAAGAAAAACAGAAAAAAAGAGAAGAACAACTTAAAGCTGAAATGGAATTGGTCAAAAAGAATTTTGATCAAGAAATAAAAGAGTTGGATAGTTTTAATAAGTTTAAAGAAAGAGAAATTACAAGAATCAATGAAAAATATTTGGCTCAAACTGAATTGTTCAATCTTGAATTACAAAAAATACAATTAGATTCACAACAACAAGAGAAATTAAACTTAGCTGGAAGTGAAGATGAAAAATTAGAAATTCGTAAATCATACGCTGATAAGATCTTACAAAATGAAATTGATATTATTAACAAACAAAAAGAAATACAAGTATCTAATATAAAAATAAGTGAGGAAGAAAAGGTAAAAATAATTGCTGAATCTGAAAACAAAATTCTTAAGTTAAGAGAAAAATCAATTGATGATACTGTAACAACAACAGAAGAAAAGTTTGACATATTCACTGAAATGAGAATGGCGTTTGCCGAAAACAATGATGAGTTTCAAAAGAATTGGTCAGAGAATTGGATTACAACATTACAGGATCTTGTTGGTCAAATTGAACAGATTACTAGTCAGATTACAGATTTGTTTTCACAAGCATTCCAAGTAGCAGCAGACAATCAACTTGCATCATTAGAAAGATTGACGGCACAAGAGCAAGAACAATTAAACGCTTCATTGGTAAATCGTGAAATAACCGATAAACAATATGAGGAGAAGAAAAAACTATTAGAAAAATCAGCTGAAGAAAGAAAAAAACAAATTGAAATCAAGGAGTTTAGGCGTCAGAAGGCATTGAACATAGTTAATGCGGTTATGAATACTGCGGTTGGTGTAACAAAAGCATTACCTAACCCTATTTTAATGGCATTGGCTGCGGTATTGGGTATCGCTCAAGTGGCGATCATATCATCACAACAATTCCGTGCTGCTCAAGGTGGGGTTGTACCACAAAATGGTCAATCAGGTAATGTAGATTCAGTTCCATCATTACTTGCACCTGGTGAGGTTGTAATCAATTCCAAATCATCACAGATGTTCCCTCAATTATTGAGTGATATAAACCAAGCTGGTGGAGGTAAAAGATTAGTTCCTGAAGTGGCATTCACAAACCCATACAATCAAACTAATGTATTCCAACCACAACAACAAATGGTTCAAGCTTATGTTGTTGAAAGTCAGATCACCAATTCACAACGAAGAATAAGTAGAATGGAACGTGCAGCTAGTTTCTAATTAAACAAAAAATGAATTTTAATAATTACAATATGGAAGGAAAAAAACCACAAGTATATTTGAACATTGACGAGGAGGACGAAAATAGTGGAATGTCCCGAATAAGTTTCGTAGACAAACCAGCAACTCAATTGGTGTGGAATATGTTTGCGGAGATTGAGGAATCGTATAATGACTATCCAAAGTCAGCTAAAGAAAATGCGTGTAGAGCCATTAAATACAGAGACAATAACCCCAATGTAGATTGTGGAACTCAAGTCGGTTGGGCAAGAGCAAACCAAATATGTAATGGTGAAAATATATCTGTAGATACTATTAGAAGAATGGCATCATTTAAGAGACATCAACAACATAAAGATGTACCTTACGATGAAGGATGTGGGGGTTTAATGTGGGATGCTTGGTCAGGTGATGAAGGTATTGAATGGGCTATTCGTAAGATGGATTTTATTCGTAATAATATGAGTGAGGAGAACTTTGAAGAAAAGAATCTAAAACAGATTATTACCGCACCTGTTATGATCGCTGAAACCCCAATACCAAGATTTAATCCAATACTTGGTGAGTATGATGTTTTATTTAGTGAGGAAACAATCTTCAATATGATGAAGAAATACTTCATTGAAAATAAGATCAATAATATAAATGAACAACACGATCCTACAAAGGTTGTTGATGGTGTTTATATGATTGAATCGTTTATCGTTGGGGATAGAGCAAAATCAGAGTTATATCCAAACATACCAAAAGGATCTTGGATGGCAACATTCTACATTAAAGATAAGGAATACTACAATAAACTAATGATGGAGAATTTTAACGGATTTAGTTTAGAGGGAATGTTCATTGAGGAGTATGAAGATAATATGATTGGTAAACTTTACGATCAGGTTAATAAGATTATGGATTCAGATCTATCAGATAAGGAGAAAGAAAATCAAATCAAAAAACTTTTGAACATTAAATGAAAAATCTATTAATACAATTTTGGGGGTGGATAGTTTTATTCTTCACCCCATTATTACCATTGATGTGTATTATCAGTATCGCAGTCATATTTGATACCTTTGTTGGAAGGTGGTATGCAAAAAAACAAAATCAGGTAATTACATCTGAAAAAACAAGAAAAGGAATTACGAGTAAGTTGATGATTTATTTATCGGTGATCACTTTGTTCTTTTTAATTGATCAGTATATGGTCAATGAAATTACAAGAAAGTATATATGGTTTGAATTTGCCTTCACTAAATTTTGGACATCGTTCTTCGTTTGGGTAGAATATTCTTCAATAGATGAGAAGGTAAAATGGTCAACAGGTAAGGGAATCACAGATAGGGTAAAGGAGTATATTAAGACCTTAAAATCTATCGTATATACATCAAAGGACATTAAGGGTAAAATAAATCGTTAAACACTCTTAAAATAAATATATTTAAATAAAAATTGTTATGGATAAAAAAGGAATTTTATTAAAAATCAAAGAATTATTCACGGAACAAACTGAAACTAAAATGGGAATGGATTATAGAACTTTAGATGGTAGAATTATTCGTTGTTATGGTGAAGGTTTAGAAATAGGTGATGATGTTAAAGAAATTACTCCTGATGGAGAAATGGATTTAATTGATGGTGAATACACATTGGAAGATGGTATGACTTTAACTATCGCTGATAGTAAAATTATGGAAGTAGCTGAAGTTAATGCTGAAGATGGAGAAGATGATGGAGAAGATGATGGTGAATCATTTGCTGAGTATCTTGAAACTGAATTGATGGATGGAACTAAAGTAAGAGTTGAAGGAAATGAATTAGTTGTTGGAGCTAAAGTTGAGGTGGAAACACCTGAAGGATGGGTACCAGCACCTGAAGGACAACACAACTTAGCTGATGATAGAGTAATCTATGTTGATGCTGAAGGTAAAGTTAACGAGATTCAAACACCTGATACTAAAAAAGAAGATGAGGTTGGAATGGAACAATTGTTTTCTTCAATTGAATCATTGGTAAATGAGGTAAAAGGAATGAGAAGTATTGTGGAAGGTTTAAAATTAGAAAACGAAGAATTGAAAACAAGATTCAACAAGTTTGCTGAGGAACCATCTGTAGAACCAATCAAAAAAACAATTGATTTAAAATCAAACAATAAAGAAGATAAATTGAAATTCTTCGCAAACAGATAAATAAAAAAAAATAAACTATTAAAAAATAAAAAAAAATGAGTTTTAATGTTTCAGATTTAACGGCATATGTTGACCAAAACAAATTGGCGTTAATTAAAAAAGCAGTACTTGGTGGTAGAACAATCAAATACATCAAAGTACAACCAGGTATTAAATCATCTGCAGCTATCAACATAATCAATTCTGATTTAGTTGCTCAAGCTGGATCTTGTGGATGGAATGCTGATGGTACAACAATCTTATCACAACAAGATTTGAGTGTATGTCCACTTAAAGTTAACGAATCTTTGTGTTTAACAACACTTGAAGAGTATTGGACACAAACATTGATGAATCCAGGTTCATACAATACACAATTACCTTTTGAGCAAATCTTCGTTGAAGAGAAAGCTGACAAAGTATCTGCAATGGTAGACGATATCTTGTGGAAAGGTAATACTGCATCAGGTTCAGGTAACTTAGCATTATGTGATGGTATCATCAGATTGTGTGATGTAACTTTTTCAGGTTCAGTTGTTGATGGTAATGTATCTAACTACACGGCAATCACATCAGGAAATATCATCGCATTGGTTGATGCAATGGCTGCTTCGGTACCAACTGACATCATCAATATGGATGACTTGATCTTATTCTGTGGTTATGACTTCTACAGAACTTACGCAACTGCATTGAGAAACGCTAACTACTTCGCTTATAACGGAGCAGAGAATCAAGGTGAGGATTTCAGTCAAATGATCCCTGGTACAAACATCAGAATCGTAGCGGTAAGAGGTTTGAACGGAACTAACAAATTAGTTTTGTCTTCAGCAGCTAACATCTACTACGGAACTGACTTGTTAAATGACCAAGAGAACTTTGAATTGTTCTACTCTGCTGACTTTGACGAAGTAAGATTTAGAGTTAAATTCAAAATGGGTGTTCAATTCGCATTCCCTGAATTCGTTGTATACTTCAAATTGAACTAATAATTAAAAATTATGGGGGATCTTGTTGATCCCCCTTTGTAAAACTAAAATAAACAAATTAAAAATATAAAAATATGTCTTGTATAATTGATCAAGGTTGGACATTAGGTTGTAATACAATTGGTGGTGTTGAAAAAATGTGGATCGGTACTTGGTCTGCAGATGCTACTTATCAGTATGACGCAAACAACATCGTAACAGGTGTAACTAGTGGTGTAACTGTATATGAAATGGAAGGTGATATTGAGTTTTTCGGATTAGTTCAAACTGGAGCGTTTAGTCGTGAAAATGGAACTACATTCTACGAATCAGCATTATCTACTAAATTTATCCACTTAACTGCAGAGTTAAGAAACTTAATCGTTGCTTTAGGAAACGCTCCATTATTCGCAGTAGTTAAATCTAACGCTGGTGAGTTCTATGTGTTAGGTGTTGAAACCGCAGGTAGAGCAACTGAAGGGATGGCTCAATTGGGAGTTTTGCTAGGGGATCTCAATGGTTCAACTATGACTTTCTCTTGGAAGTCAGCAGCAGGAGCTTACTTATTAGATCCAGCAGTTTTAGGAACAGATATTCCTATCGGATAATTAGGGAAAAAACTTTAACCCTATATAATGACCCCCCTCACCTAATAGGTTTGGGGGTTTTTTATATTTAATCCCCCTTGTATTTTCCATATTCCCTGTAAGCTTCAGCAGTTAAATGAGATGGACCTGTATAAACTTTTTCTTGTCGTAGGTATGAAGCTACTTTTAAGTTGATTTGGATGAGTTCATTGTAAGTTTTACCACGAAGTAATGGTACAATATCATCTTCAGTTGTAGAGTTCGTTACATCCATTAAGAATTGATATGCCATATCTGTGAACTCCATTCTGTAATCTTTCAACATCCCCATCGTCCCACGAATAAGAGAGTTTTTCATCATCATCATTTGTCTGTCTTCCATATCACAAATATATAAACTTTATTTAAATCGGCAATGCATAAACAAAAATATCTTTTTAATATTTATAACAAAAACAATGGTTACAATATACAACTATAAAAATTCTGATTTGATATTCACGTTGAATGAAAATACAACCATTCCAAACGCTAATTATATTTTGAATCTATTTTCAAATCAGAATCACGATAACAATTTGTTTTGGTTAACGGGGGATACAAGTCCAAATATAAACAGATGGAATGAATACCAATGGACATCAGGGACGACCAGTAGTTTAATTGCGGGAACTTATGACTATTTTGTATATCAGACATCAGGATCAACTTTGAGTTTATCAGGTATGACAACAGAAGATATTGTGGAAAGTGGATTAGCTACGGTATATGGAACTACTCCAACACAAACAACTTATAATAACCCAGTACAAGAATATACATTTGAATAATATGGAAGAGATAGTATCAACAGAAGAGAAAAAAACAACAAGATCATTTAAGATTTATAACTTTAATGAGGCTTATGTTATACCAGAATACACATTAAATAAGACACATCATTTTATTGAGTGGGGATCCAATAACCTATACCCAATTTACCTATTGAATTTATACAATAACTATGGATCTACCACTCATAAAGCAATTATCAACAAGAAGGTAAAGTTATCAACAGGATATGGATTCAATGAAGTATTAGATCCAAACTTACTGCAATACATTAAGAAAAATAAACTTGAAAAGTTTATGAGACAGATATCTGCAGACTTTGAGTTGTTCAATGGTTTTTGTTTTGAGATTATTTGGAACAGAGAAGGGACATCTTTTGATCTTCACTATGTTCCAATACATAAAATCAGAAGAGGTGTTCAGAATGAGGATGTAGATTTTGATCACTATTGGTTCTGTACCAATTGGGCATTATTTAAGAAGGAAGAATACAAACCTGAATTGATTAGAGCTTACGATCCAAATGTTAGAATTGGAAGACAATTATATTATTATATTGAAGACAATCCTGTTGCAGATAATATTTATCCAATCCCAAACTATTCAACAGGTATGAACTATGTTGAATTGGACTATGAGATATCTAAATTTCACTTAAATTCTGTTAAACAATCGTTTGCACCATCGTTCGTATTAAACTTCGCCACAGGGATTCCGACGCTAGATGAACAGGACGAATTTATGAGAGAGTGGCGCCGTAATTATCAGGGTTCTGGAAATGCTGGTAAGATAATTATTACTTATTCAGATGGTGGAGATCAGAAACCTGAACTAATTCCAATTGAAGCAAATAGTTCAGATGAAAGATTTGTTATCTTACAGGATATGGTAGAAAAAAACTTGGTTATGACTCACGAAATCCCACCACAATTGGTTGTATTAACACCAGGTAAATTGGGATCTACATCAGAAAGAAACGAATTGTTATCAGAGTTCCAATCATACTATATTACACCAAGACAAGAACAATTGGAGGAGGTAATAAATTCTGTATTAAAAGTATTAGGGTTCACAGAAGAGTTAACACTAAAAGAATACAAGGATGAAAATATTCAAGATGACATCCAACAAAGATCAAAAGAAGACATTCAAGGTATCTTGTTGGTTCAACAATCAGTTGCTTCAGGTATCACTACTTATGAGTCAGCAATCCAAATGATGATATTACTATATGGATTTACAGATGAAGAAGCAAGATCAATAATTGGAGAACCAAAAGCTGCTGAACCAATAAAAGAAACAACACAAAATTATATATAATGGCAAATCCAAGAGTCAAATTTATAAGTACGACATACCTTAAAGAAAACACGGTAATTGAACCAAATGTTGATGACAACAAATTGGTTCCATTTATCTATTCAAGTCAGGAAACGACGATCCAACAAGCATTGGGTACAACATTCTATAGACATCTACAGGATGCGGTTTTAAACAACACATTGAATAATGATGAGGAGAACTTCTTAAGGGACTACATCCAACCTTGTCTATGTCAATTTTCTTTTTATGAAGCTTTTCCGTTCTTAAACTATAAGACAACCAATAAAGCAATCAGTAAAGAAAGTTCTGAATATTCACAGGCATCAGATTTGGATGAGGTCAAGTATGTTAGAAATAGTATCTACAACTTGGCTCAATTCTATTTGAAGAGAATGAATAAGTTTCTTCAGGATTACCCTAGTATGTTCCCACAATATCAGAATCCAGGATCACGAGTTAACTTACAGAAGAGTGGTAAATCATATTTTAGTGGTATATCCTTCCAAAAGAATAGTTATGGTATTAGATTGAGTATTCCTGTGTTTGATGATCCTACAATGCCAGGTGGATGTTATGATTGTGATAATGATTATTAATTGAAGATATGAAATATACAATAGAAGAAATATTAGATCACAAAAGATTAACAGATAATTATAAATTTAATTATGTGTTAGAATATTTTGATATCCCCTCTGACACACTTTCAGATGATGAGGTATATAACCTTGTGGAATTTGAATTTAAGAAGTGGAGAGCAAACAATTTGAACTCATCTAACGTTCGTAGGGTGATGTATAATGATGAATCAAGAGAAATGTTTATCCAATTCCAAGACAAATCAATCTACACGTATATGAATGTATCCTTTGATCTGTTTATGAAAATAGCCAATGGTGATGCAACCTGTATCACAACAGGTGAAAATAAATATGGATCTTGGTTCGTTGGAAAGACACCTAGTAATGGTGCGGCAGTTCACAAATGGTTAATTAAAGCTGGTGTGAGTTATAAAAAGGGTGGATCATTACAATAAACAGAAATAAAAAAAATTATGAAATTAACAAAAGAACAATTATTGGGAATCGTTAGACACGCTCTAACATTCATTGGAGGTATTTTGGTAGTACAGGGTTATTTAAACCAAGATCTATTAACAGAACTAACGGCAGGTGTATTAACAAGTGCAGGAGCCATATGGTCAATTATTAATAAAAAATAAACTTACCTAAAACAACGAACCCCCTATTCAGAACGAGTAGGGGGTTTTTCTTTTTAACCTGAATTATGGCAAAACAGGCTATGAACAAAAATAAATCTACTATAAATATATGTTGAAAAAACATATTAGTAAAATATTTTGACCCCATTGAAACTTTCAAGATAAATCGTTATATTTATGATAATAGGTTGGCACCGAAAGATATTATATATAACTACCCCAGTTGAATTGATAGGATTGCCAACCCCTACTTTTTGACTGGGGTTTTTTAATGAACAAAAATATGGAAAAAGAAATTGAAAGTTTTGTCGTTTATAAATCATTTTATGAAGCGATTAAAGATCTTGATAATCCTCAAGATCAGTTGAAGTTGTATAACTCAATGTTTAATTATTGTTTATATGGTGAGGATCCGGTATTGACTGGTGTCTGTAAAATTATGTGGACATTAATTAAACCACAACTAGATTCAAATATTAAAAGAAGAGAGGATGGTAAAAAAGGTGGAGCACCTAAAGGTAATAGTAATGCTAAAAAACAACCTAAAACAACCATAGTTGATTCAGAAAACAACCATAGGTTAATTACAAAACAACCTAATGAGAATGTAAATGATAATGTTAATGTAAATGTTAATGTAAATGAAAATGTTAATAAGAATGAAAATGTTAATAAGAATGAAAATCTAGAATTAGATTTTGGTCGTTGGAATAATTTATAAATTCAAATTAATTGATTTTATCTTATACTTATTATAATGGAATCAGTAAAAGAACTTTATAAACAATTAAGAAAATTATCAGTGACTATTCAACAATGTAATGGAATAAGTTATGAAGATAAAAAAGATATAATACAAGATACAATTATTTCAATGTTTCTTAAGTTGGAAGAAGGTAAGATAATAGATAATTTTGAGGATATAAAAGGGTATAGCTTTATTAATATTAGAAATAGATGTGTAGGGTTCAAACGTAAGTTAAAACCTACTTATACGGATGGTGAGGTAGAAGAGTTGGGAAATACTATTGAAGTAGATTTAGATAAGGAAGAACACAATTTATACCTACACGGATTAATCAAACATTATATTCAACACGATAAGTACACTCATCTTCAAAAAGAGACCTGTAGATTACTTTTAGACAACAAGGACAACAAAGAGATTGCCGATGAGTTAGAAGTATCGCCACAGGAAGTTGCAAAGTTAAAATTCAATATTAAGAATAGGATGAAAGCTGACGCAAGAAGGAAGATACTCTATGTGGTAAAGAACAAGTATAATAAGAACCTTCAATATCCGTGTTATACAAGAGCGGACATTGGATATTTCTTTAAAGGATTATTCACATCAAGACAAGTTTCAAGCATGATCTATGAAGGATTTGTCGCATATGATGGACATTACATTCAAAGAATATTTGAAAAAGAAAAAATAAAATGAAACTTTAACATATTTATTAGTATGAAAAGACCAGACACAATATCTTTTATATTTGAGGATGTAACGGAACAAAATGTGGAACAACACCACCAAACAATGATCCAATTGTTAGATATGTTTGATTTAACCTCTTCAATTCTAGATCATAATGAAGAATACAAACAGATAATAATTCAGTCCTTAATAGACATCTATGTGAGTTGTTTTTCAATGATTGAGATCTATAACGAGCTTGAAAGATACGAATACTCCAAAGAGTTATACGACAAGTTAAAATTGATATATATCACAACGATGGACAGATTCCAAACAGAAGAAGATAATGAAGAAATATTTAACAAATTATTCAAAGATTTATCTGATCAATTCCGAGAGTATTTGAATGATTGATCAAATCCTAGTAGAAATATGTAAAAAAGGTTCAATATATGACGAGATTATTGAGAACTTTATCGGTCATAAGAAGGAATATAAACTACCATTGATCAGTGAAATCAGTTTATCATACCTTGAAAATAGTCAAAAGATAGAAAAGATCTATGAAGAGGGATGGTTCAAATACTATTTCTTGAATACAGTTAGAAACCAACTCTTTTCATCAACCTCATCATTCTTCAAGAACAATAGAATTAAGGACTATGGGGAGATTGAAATACCAGATGTGATAGATGATACCACAATTGAAGATAAGATTGATTTTGAGGAGAAATTGGATAGTGTGATGTATGCATACACACAAGTTAAAAAGAATTGGTTTGACAATGAAATGTTCCAACAATATTATACCAACGGACTAACATACAGAGCAATAGAAAAAGAATATGGAGTTGACCATTGTCTAGCCTGGCATAACATAAATAGAACAAAAAATAAAATCAAAAAATATCTTAAAGTGAATTGATTTTTCAAGAAGAAAGCACTATATTTGTAGTATAAATAAATCATTTAAAAACTAAAAATTATGTGCATTATCGGAAACTTTATGGAAGATCAAATCTTTGATATTGAATATCAAGAATACTTCCGAAACAAACAAAAACAAATGAACGAACAGATGGAGTGGGAGTTCCATTTGGAACAACAAGCTTACGACCAAATGTGTCAACAACGATACGAAGATGAAAAACAATTACAACAAGAAATGGAAGTAATGAGTGAGTTAGTTCACGTAGAATATTAAAAAACAAAAATAAAAAACAAAAATTATGGCAAACAACAAAGAACAACAGATTGCAACACAATCAAACTTAAAATTTATCACAGAATATATGAAAGCTTGTGATAAATGTCTTACGATGGTAGAGATCATTCAAATAACAACGGTATTAAACGACTTCGTGGAGAATGGGTATTCAAAGTCTTTATCAGAAAGATTTGAAAAGATCGACCAAATAATCTTTGGGAAAAATGTTAAGTAATGAACAGGTTGGAAAAAATCCAATACGCAATAGAGAAGGGTTATAAGTATGACGCAGAAACAGGTAAGGTATTTGGAATAAGAGGTAGGGAGATTACAAGAAAAGATGATAACGGTTATATCTGTATTAGAATAAACAACAAGAATTTTGGATTTAATCTACGAGCACATCTATTAGGTTGGTATTGGGTACACGATGAGATCGTAAATGAGTTAGATCATATTAACAACGATCCATCAGACAATAGAATAGTTAACTTAAGATCTGTAACACACTCACAGAATGCATTTAATAAACCATCGGTCAAAGGTTATTACTTCAACAAGGCATCGGGTAAGTACCAAGTAAGAATAACGGTAAATCAAAAAACAACATATTTAGGCGAATACAAGACAGAAGAAGAGGCAAGACAAAAGTATTTAGAAGAGAAAAGAAAAAGACATTTGTTTGATTGAGTTAGGATCAGAATTGGGGGAGCAATCCCCCTTTTTTTGTATTCGTTGATTTTTTATTAAACATTCTGATATTTATATAAATAAAACAAATAGTTAAACACCCTATTTATAAGAAATGATCATACACGGAGATTGTATAGAAGAATTATCAAAAATGGATAATGAAAGTGTGGATTGTATTATTACATCACCACCATATTGGAAAGGGTTTGCTTATGAGGCATACTTCAATTCATATGCCCAATATATAAGATGGACTAAAAAATGGTTAACAGAATGTAAAAGGGTGTTAAAACCAAATGGAACAATGTGGTTAAATGTGATAAACGATAGTGAGGTAACGACAAGAGCATTTGAAATATTAAATATTGCCACAGAAGAATTGATGTATAAACTACACGATACGGTAATATGGTATAGATTCAACCAACAACCTTGTAATTCTAATAGACAACTAACCAATCAGGTTGAATATGTTTTTATGTTGAGGCATACATCGGCAGGTGTTGAATTAAATAAGGAAGACGCATACAATCAAAATCCAACCATCTTCAAGACAAAAAATGTAGGTAATGTTTGGGAAATTCCTTTTAATCAGGGAGATAAAGTATCCAAGAATGATTTCGGTAGAAAAGAAACTAAATCATCATATGGACATTCAGGATTCCCAACTGCGTTAGTAGAAACTTGTATGTTATTATCAACAAAAGAAAATGATGTTGTATTAGATTGTTTTGCGGGAACTGGAACGGTAGGATTAGTTTCACAAAGACATAAAAGAAATTATATTATGATTGAAAAAGATCAATCATATTATGACTTAATAAATGAAAGATTGCTATGAATGATCAAAACAAACAGATTGAGTATCTAATAGGACTCAATAGAATAAAATCCACAGAGGTAAGACAAATGCAAGAAATGATCAGAGAATTTATTGATCCTAAATGTGTTATTTGTACCACCTGTCCTGGTCAGATTAGATTCGCTCAGAAGAGATTAGCCACGTGGTATTATGAAAATGTGAATACAGAGGCTGAACAACAGATTGTAGTCCCTGATCCACCTGTAAAGAAGACCTGTCAGGCTTGTAAAAAGAAAACAAACACATCAAAGAAATGATAGATTTAAGATTAGGGGATTGTTTTGAGTTAATAAAAACTCTACCAGATAATAGTGTAGATCTTGTGATCACATCACCACCATATGCGGATATCGTAAACTATGGTAAGAATATATCTATCAAGAAACCACAAGATTATTGTGATTGGTTATTACCCATCTTCAACGAAATCCACAGAGTGTTAAAACCAAGTGGTAGTTTCATATTAAACATCAACGATAATTGTTCTAATGGATTGAGAAACCCATTCATATATGAATTGGTATATAGAAGCCAGAAGGAAACAAAGATGAAGTTTTACGACACTTATATCTGGCATAAGTTAAATGGTATTCCAAATGGATCTAAAAAGAGATTTAGAAATAATACGGAGTTCATATTCCATTTTGTAAAAGATCAAAAAGAATTAAAGTTCTATATGGATAGGGTATTACAAGAACCGGCTGAAAGTTTTAAGGAAAGAAAAAAATATCCCTGGACTATTAAAACACACGGAGAAGTGATAAATGGTGAAAGGATTAAAAATAAATCCATAAACTATATTACAGGTTCAACCAATAAAACAAAAGAAGGATATGAAATTCCACAAACAAAAAGAACCTTACCAGATTTAGTTAGACCTGATAATGTATTTAGATTTAAAACAGCGGGAACAGAAAGGGATAATCACATTAAACATCCTGCACCATTTAACCCACAATTACCTAAATACTTTATAAATCTACTTACAGATGAGGGGGATGTGGTATTAGATGTATTTGCCGGTATTGGAACTACAGGATTACCTTGTAATGAATTAAATAGAACATTCATAGGATTTGAACTTAATGAAAAATATTGTGAGTTTGGAAACAAAAGAATAAATGGTGAAGAGCTAGAAGAATTATTGGTATGTGCCTATGATTTAGAAGACAACCTTGTAGGATGTTGGAAGAATAGAGATCAAGCATCAAAAGCCACCGGTGTAGAATCAGGTGATATAATGAGGACATATAATAGAACCAAATTTGAAACAAGAGGTGGTTATAAATGGAAATTAGAAAAGATATGAAATACTTCATTATAGGATTATCAGCATTACTGATAGAAATCTGTTCAACATTCTACATTAGATCAGTAGCGGAATCAGATACACCTATGATGTTATTCTTTGCATCTATCAGTCCATTTTTAGGTTTACCGTTCATAGGTTATATGGTTGATTCAAAGAATTGGGGTGAAAGAATAAAACAAGCACTGGCGTTGAGTATCGGTTATGGTATTGGAGCGTTAGTTGTAATAAATTTAATAAGATGAGTTTATCAGCAAAACACAAAGCATTCTGTGACGAGTATTTAAGTAATGGTCTTAACGCTACTCAAGCCTACAAATCTGTCTATAAAACAAATGATAAAGTATCTGAAGCATCGGCTTCTAGGTTGTTATTAAATGTTAAGGTGAAGGAATATATCCAAAAGGAACAAAATAAGACCTCACAGAAGTTAGAAATAACCCGTGAGTTCTTAATTAAAGAGTACCTTGAGTTGATTCAATCAGCAAAGACAGACGAGAACTTTATTGACAGAGGGAATTGGAATAAGTCATTAGCCCAACTAGCAAAACTATTGGGATTGGACGCAGCAATCAAACAAGATATAACCATAACAGAACAACCATTATTCTTGGATGACGAAGAGTAAATTTATATATACTTCAGCGTTAAGGAAGATTAGGAATATGAAATCCCGAATTAAAGTAATTCAGGGTGGGACATCTGCTTCCAAGACATTTTCCATATTGGCTATTCTAATTGATCGGGCAATCAAAACCCCCAACCTTGAAATATCTGTAGTATCAGAGAGTATCCCACACCTGCGCCGTGGAGCCAACAAGGATATGATTAAAATTATGAAGGAGACGGGTAGGTATATTCCAACTCACTATAATAAAACCCTTCTACGATACGAATTTAGTAATGGGTCTTATATTGAGTTCTTTAGTGCTGATGACGAAAGTAGATTAAGGGGCGCAAGACGCAATATATTGTATTTGAATGAATCTAACAATATAAATTACGATGCATACCTTCAGTTGTCCATTAGAACGGATGGTGATATCTATTTGGATTACAACCCTACCAGTAAGTTTTGGGTTCATACAGAAGTAATAGGACAACCTGATACGGAATTATTGGTATTAACATATAAAGATAATGAAGCGTTATCAGAAGAAATAGTAAAACAACTTGAGGTAAATAGGGAAAAGGCAAAGACCTCAACATATTGGGAGAATTGGTGTAGAGTATATTTGGATGGGGAGATTGGACAGGTGGAAGGAACGATCTTTACTGATTTCAATATCATTGATAAGATCCCTGAAGACGCAAGATTACTTGGATATGGGTTGGACTTTGGTTTTAGTCAGGATCCTGCAGCACTTATAGCGATATACAAATACAATGATGAACTTGTTGTTGATGAGGTGGTATATCAAACAGGACTATTGAATTCAGAACTATCCAACATAATGAAACAGAGTGGTGTAAAAGGTGAAATATTTGCTGACTCAGCTGAACCTAAATCAATACAGGAATTGAAGAGGTATGGTCATCAGGTTAAACCAGTGGAGAAAGGAAAAGATAGTGTTAACTATGGTATTCAAATTCTTCAACAAAAACGTATGTTAGTAACAAGAAGATCAACTAATATATTAGATGAGTTTTCAAAGTATATGTGGAAGAAGAATAGAGATGGTGGATACGAGAAGACCCCAGTAGATTATGCGAATCACGCCTGTGATGCGTTAAGATATGTGGCAATGATGAAGTTGGGTGTAAGAAAAGAAAGTAATGGTACAAGACCATTTAGATTTGCATAAATTAAAATAATAAAAAATATGGTAAAGTTAGAGTTAGAAATTGATGACGAAATGACCGAGTATATGATCCCTGAAAGTTGGGATGAGGTTAACGTAAAACAATTCTGTGATTTGTTTTCTACAACAGGTGAGGGATTGAATGAAATACAAAACATCGTAAGGATTGTTAGTATATTCACAAACATAAAAGTAGATGATTTATTGATGATGTCCCCCGATGACTTTCAAACGATTTCAAAGGTGATTACATTTATCACAAAAGATATTGAAGGAGAGATTGTAGATTCAATTGAGGTTGATGGTGAGGAGTATTTCTTAAAGAATGATTTTACTAAACTTACAATGGGGGAAATTCTATCTATTGATACATTACTTCAACAGAATGAGAACAACCTATTAAAAACATTTGATAAGTTGTTGTGTATCTTCTTAAGAAAAAAGAATAGTAAGGGTAATCTTGAAGCATTTAAGAATGAATTTATGTTGAGAGCTGATAAGTTTTCAACAATATCAATAACAAAGGTTCATAACTTAATATCACATTTTTCAAATGGCGGGAGTTTATAACCGACCAATACCAGGGTATCTTTGGAAAACGAAAAGTTAAAGATGAAAAACCTAAAAGTAGGTATGAGAATATAAATGGGGCAACCAAGATTGATGAAAAATACTCATCGTATCAAATGATCTTTAAGTTTATAACAGAACTCAATACGACAGAAGATAAAGTGTATGAAATGAACTATATCCATTGTTTGAATTGGTTATCATTCTTCTATCAACGGGACAAAGTTATAGAACAACAAATGAACAATCAGAAATAACTAAAGTCAGGTGGTTGATCCCCCTGATTTTTAGTTTATGGGAAAAAACAAATACACATAAAAAATATTTATTAAAAAAATTGATATGAATATAATTTCACTAAACCAACTAATACAGATTTTCAAGGACTTTGCTGAAGCACATCTTCAGTTGAATGATTTTGGATATGGTGATACATCAATGATTGGAACATCAAGAAAGATGGATCCGGCATATATGTGGATTACACATAGAACCTCATCAACGATTGGGGTTACAAACAAGACACAGATTCCTGAAATGGTTTTGACATTCATTATTGTTGATAAAATCAATCAACAAAAGAACTATGAGGAAACTAATGGATATGAATCAAATAACGAACAAGAAATACTATCAGATACATTCCAAATAATGCAGGATTTAATTAACTTCATATCCGTTTATTTGGGTAAGTTTGGGGTTATGTTGACTGATGAACCAATCAACCCTGAGATCGTTCAGGATGAGACCACAGATAAGGTTACTGGTTGGATGTGTGATATCAGATTAAAGTTGATTCATTCAAATTGTATTAGTCCTGTTGGTAATATAACAATTAATGTCCCAACTCAACATCAGGTTCAACAAGAGTGGATAACTTGTAATAATTTGGGTGATTGTAATACATTTCAAACATATGCTTATACAGGTGGGACATTTACAGGATCAACCCTAACTCTTAATTCATTAAATGGTAATAGTTTTTCAGTATCAGGATTTACTGGTGGAGGTGGTACAGGTTTCACTTGGGTTGGAACTTGGACTTTATTTGGAACTTATGTTGTTGGCGATGTTGTAGAATATAATGGATCATCTTACATATGTATTCAAAATACAAATGGTCAAGCACCTACTGATACTGCTTATTGGTCTTTAATGGTTCAAGGGGCAACATATTTTTATGGTAGTTTTTATGATACAACAACACAAACAAATAGTGGTGCAACAATTGCGAATGTTATGAGATTCAATACTTTTGATTTTGCTAATGGAGTATCTATTGTTGATGGTTCTAAGATTACTATAGCTAATGCCGGTAAATATAACATTCAATTTTCCGCACAATTTGATAAAACAGATAGTGGAAAAGATGATGTTGAAGTATGGTTATCCGTTAACAATAGTGATTTAAGTGATAGTTCTACGATTTTATCTTTAGATGGAAATAATGCTAAAGTAGTTGCATCTTGGAATTTCTTTGTTAATGCATCCGCTAATGATTATTTTGAATTGAAGTGGCATTCAAACGATACAGATTTAAGAATACTTTCAAGACCAAGTGGAAGTAATCCTACAAGACCTGCAATCCCATCAATTATATTAACGGTTAATAAAATAGGTTAATGGACAATAAAGATTTAATATATAATAGTCAGTTAGATCAATTTGGTAAGACATACATTAAAACTCTTATCCAACAATTGATCAAACATAGAAAGAAGGCATCAGGAAAACTAATTAACTCATTGAAATATGAAGTTAGAAGGGACGCTGAAAAGATCTTATTTATTATTAAGTCAGAAGAATATCTTAACTATGTGGATAAAGGGGTTAATGGAACTGAAAGATCAAGGGGATCACAATTTTCATATAAGACCAAGAAACCCCCAATTAGTGAAATATCCAAATGGGCTAGATTAAAAGGTTTACCTAAAGGTGCTGAGTTCGGTATTAGGGAAAACATATTTAGATTTGGTATTAAACCAACCAATGTGATCAAAGAAACAAACGATATAATGTATAGAGATTTTGATAAGACGATCGGTAGAATAATTGCCAACAATGCAGAGACCTACATTAGAAATGAATTTATAAAAAAGGGTGATATTAACACCACAATAACAACAATTTAATAAAAATAACTATGGGCTATTCAGCAATAACACAACCAAATATATATCAACACGGATATGCAGCAGTTCCATTAAGATTAACGGATACTGAAGTTGATAATGTTGATAACTACAAATATATCGTCAATATTATTTGGGATAGAAAAGGTGCATTTTCAAATTCACAAGTAACATTTGGGTATAATGTATACACACAAATTACATTTTCATCAGCACATAACTACCTAATTGGTGATACCCTATTTTTTGATGATAACAATGGGTTTTACAGAGGTTATTACAACATCATAAGTATTCCATCATCTACATCAATTATAATTGATCTAACACAAACACAATCAATATCAACACCACTATATGTATCAAGGGTAATCAAATATAAATTCACACCCGATCCAAATGGTGAAGCAAGAATGGACTTATCTAATGTATTGAAGGATTTTGTAACACAGAACTTCCAAAATATTAATGAATGTTTCACGGGGAACAATACAAGATTTGATTATAGTTTATATTGTGGTAGTCAGAACACACCAGTATTCTTATTTGATGATAACTATTTTGTTAATGGTAATGTCGGATTTGTTAATAGTGGGATGACTTCAGTTAGTGAGGTAGATTTCAATATTGGAGATCAGATATTAGTTCAACAGAATCCACATTTTTGGAACTACACAGGACTAACAAGTGAGATTGTATCTGGTGTTAATAAAATTAGATTGAATGGATCTGTGGTTCACGGATTTACTGCAGGTGATGTAGTATACTTACAGAACATTACTACCGCTCCAAGTTATAATGGATATACAACGGTGTTAAGTGTTCCGACAACAACGAGTATGATATTATCAAAGGACTATAGTTCAACGATACCATCACAATCAGGAACATTATGGGGAACACCAATTCCACAATATAACACAACAGGTATAATCACAAATATCACTTATAGTGCGGGAACAGGAGTTATTATAACAACGAATATTGGATGGGCAGGTTCATCACCAGCAATCAGTGGAACAATTACCCCAATCAATGATTTAACAACTTATGATTACAAGACATTAGTAATTACAGGTAAAAGTGTTTTCAACTCATACGTAACTATGTATGACTACACATTAACAGATATGAACCAATACGTATTATCAGGTAATACTAGTAAGTTATCAACAATCTTAACACCATCACAATCATATAGAATTGAAAAGAGTGCTAAGTCGTGGTTGTTGGTTCATAACTCAACAGGATCTTATACAACAGGATTAAAATTTACTTGGTATGACACAAATGGTAATACACTTGGCACTTCATTTATATCAAATGCTAGTGGAAATGTTAATGACTACTACGCTCCAATTGGGGTTGATCAATTACTTAATTCAACAAACAGAACTGATAGTGTTTCTTTATCAACAATTTATGATCAAATTGCATCATATCAGGTATTCGCAACAACAAGTTTAGGTGGGTCAGCTAGATCACAAACATATAACTATGAAATCAACACAGATTGTAGTATGTATGATCTATTCCAATTGATTTGGAAAGATGCTCAAGGATCTTGGAATGTATACCCATTCAAATATATGTCAACTGACTCTACTGATGTAGATAGAAAATCATATTACAAAACTGCAGGGAATTGGGATAACAATACATTTGGTTATAATACTTATGATCGTGGTGATAAGACATTCTTTGTTAGAAGTAGAGACAAAATTCTATTGAATACAGGATGGATCTATGACTATGAAAATATCCTTATAAAAGATCTTCTTCAATCTGCTGAGGTATATGTCCAAACACCTGATAATGGTGTGTATGCGTGTACAATAGACAATAATTCATTACAATTTGGTAAAGCGATTGATGAACAAATATACCAATATAACTTAACGATCGTATACGCAAACAACGAAATTAGATTATGATAAATAGTTTTCAAATAGTTACCGATACCGCCATACTTGATACCTATGGTAAGGATGATATTTCATTAAATTATCAGATTGATGATATATTGGATATCACAAAGAGATCAACAAATTGGTCAAAGACAATTACATTACCAGGAACCCCTACCAATAATCAGTTCTTTGAGTATATGTATGATGTGAATGTTGAAACAATTACATTCAATCCAATTAAAAGAACCCCTTGTGTAATTAGAGTTGGGGCAACTGATGTATTCAATGGTTATCTACAACTTATGAACATTGTTATTAACAATGGACTAATTGAGTATGAAGTATCGTTGGCAGGTGCATTCAAAAACTTATTAACACAAATATCTGATTATGGTATGGATGAATTAGATTTATCCGAATATGACCACATTAGAAGTAGAGAAAACATAATTAATTCTTGGAGTTATAATATCTACAAATCAGGTGTCTTATTTAACACTGGTGGACCTAACAATGTTGATGGGGGACAAGGATATGTTTACCCATTTATAATCAATGGAAACAATGAAACCCCAAATGAAACTTGGAATATCTATGATGCCTTTCCTGCGATCTATGTTAAAACCGTTGTTGATAAGATTATTAAATTTGCCAATTACACATACACATCAAAATTCTTTGAATCATCTTATTTTAAGAAATTGATTTTACCTTATTCAAAATCAATAATTGAGGTAGATGAAGAAACATATTCCAATCGTGAAACTTTGGTTGGTATTCCAACTAGTACTACCTATCTTAATTTAACACAAGAAATATTACACGGACAGAATTATACGACACAGAATCAATCACCGGCATATAAATTACAATTAACAAGGGAATCAGGTACTGGTGGACCTACCAATAATCCTACGGTATTCAAAGACCCTTCTAATCAATGGAACTCAAGTAATACTTGGACTTGTGCTAATACAGGAACATACGATATTGAATTTGTTGGTCAGTTGTTTGCACAATACAGACAATGGACTGGTATCTATCAACCAAACTATGATTCAGGATCATTGAATTATTATTATAGAGTGTGGTTACATACACCTAGCACGGGTGCTTATGTTTTATTAGATCAATCATACGATAGTTTAGTTGGGACAATATGGATTCCATTTTCCCCATCAACAACATCTAACTGGCCTAGTAATCCCTGGACTGATTTAGGAACACAAATACAATGTAATCCTTCAGCAGAAAATGTCTTTATCTTAAACGGACAACAAGTAAAACTTGAATTTGGATTAAGTCATTCATCATCTGTTGATTGGGATGGTACTAATGGAAACTACTTGGCAAGATTGGTATTGAAACAATCATTCAATGATCAGTTCACATACTTAAGTATTAAACCATCTGTTAATAATAGTTTTGGTAATGACCTAATTTCAATGAATCAAATATTAGCGTCATATCCTGTTAAGATGTCAGATTTCTTCTTGGATATAATCAAGATGTTCAACCTGATTGTTGTGGATGATCCGAACGATCCTAATAACATTATAATTGAACCAAGAGACGATTACTTCGCTTCCAAGAACAAAGTATTGGAATGGGATGATATCTTGGATAACGATAGTGATTTCACTATTACCCCAATGTCAGAGATTGATGCTAAGACATATACATTTACTTATGCGACAGACGATGATTTCTATAACAAAGAGTATACTACTGAAACCAAACGAGTGTATGGGGATTATCAACTTGAAATTGATAATGATTTTTCAACACAGGTAGTTAAATTAGAATTAAAAACATTGGCACCAACACCTGATGCTGAAAGATACTTAAAGGTAAGTACAACAGGTAGTGTGGATACAAGAGTTGCACCATTCTTTGTTGAATTGGATGGGGAGAATTTCAAACCAAAGAACACAAAACAAAGAATATTGTTCTATGATGGACTAAAACCTTCATCAATTCAATTGAAATTACAGGATTATGTGAATGGTCCTAACACAATTATCTATGACTATCCTTATGCGGGTATGTGGGATGATCCAAAATCCCCACAATATGATTTAGGATTTGGTAGAACAGATAAAATTTATTGGGATTCAAACAATGTATTCCCAAATAGAAACTTATTTCAACAATTCCATAAGAAAACATTAGCTAATATCGTTGATCCTAATTCAAGATTACTTGAGTGTAGTGTGTATTTGACACCCAAAGATATAGCTACATTTGACTTTAGGGATAAAGTGTTCTTAAAAGGGAGTTATTGGAGAGTTAATAAGATTAAAAACTACAATCCTGTTAATACAGATCGTTTGACTGATGTTGAATTATTCAAATTAACCGATATAGATACAACAATTCAATATACAGGGAATACCCCAACAGGTAATCAAGATCCTTGTCCTGTGGATATGATATCCAAGAAGTTAAAAGACGGAACAATTATAACGGTATCACAATCAGGTCAATTTGTATCACAAGATTGTTGTACTTCATTTGGTGGAACATATCAAAATGGTGTGTGTTATTTGAAAATATTCCCACCTGTTGGACCGAGTAAACCTATTGGTAATGTAAAACCTTTAATATCAAAAGGTGGATTGGATGTTGTTCCTACAATACAGAAAACAGGACCTACCGTATTAGATAGATTTGGGACTTCAAGAAATAGTTTGAACACTACGACTATTGGAAGTAATAACTATGTTCCAAACGGATCTAAAGGTGGATTTATTCTTGGTTCTAACTCATCTTTGGGTAGAGGATCATCAAACTCTGTTATCATTGGTGATAACATTACTGGTTCAGAGGATAACACATTATATTTGGGTAATTTTAAGATCAATCAGTTTGGTAATATTCTTGCAAGTGGATTGAACATAATTGATGGGGGTGAAGATGTGGTATTTTATCCAATGAAAACAAACCCTATTGAAATTGTGGATGGAACAAAAGATAATGTTAGAAATCCTGGTGGTAGTTCATACGCTAGACCTGTGATTGATGGTAATCTATTGAATCCAAATACCATTATGCCAGTGGCACCTGAATAAAAAACAAATTACTATAAATAATATTTAATAAAAAAAACTATGTCAAACATTACCGAATATTCAAGATTGGTTTTTAAGAGATCTACCGTTGCAGGTATTGTCCCTACAATACCAACAGGAGATACGATCAATTCAACTTGGACAAATACAGATATTTTAATTGGTGAGGCTTTCTTAAATACACAAGACGATAAACTATGGGTTAGAACTGACAATGGTTTATTAGATTTAACCGCATCAGGTGGAACAACAGGTTCTACAACTAACGCAAATGATGGATCAAACTCAGGTCGTTGGATATATGATATTTCAAAAGATCCTGCATTTGACCCTACTGCAAATTATTTTGCAACAGATTCATTTGATTTATCGGTAATGTCTGCAATAACCATATCAAACTACAATATTAACGGAACAGATTATTTAGAATGGTTTAATACATTGGAAGCCTTACACACTTTAGGTGGTGTTATGTATTTCCAAATAACCCAAGTAGGTGATAACTCTGTTATTGCAATCTATACAATTAAAAGTATATTCCAATATAGTGGAACACCAGGTTATGTATCAATATTATTAGATCCCCCATTAGTAGCAGATAACCAATTAAATAGTGATAGTCAATATACAATATCTTGGGATAGTGCAGGTGGTATCAATGGAACTTCAGGAACTAACGGAACATCAGGTACATCAGGAACTTCAGGTGTTAATGGGTCAACAGGATCTGCGGGTTCATCAGGAACAAGTGGTCTTGGACTTAATTGGTTAGGTGTATGGGATGATGCCTACACTTATCAAGAAAATGATGCGGTTAGTTTTATTGGAAGTAGTTATGTAGCATTAACAACAAATTCAAATAAAGCTCCTGATTCCTATCCAAGTGATTGGTCTTTATTAGCTGAAGCTGGTACAGATGGAACAAATGGAACATCAGGATCTAGTGGTAGTAGTGGTAGTTCAGGTGTAAACGGAACTTCAGGAACTAATGGATCATCAGGTACAAGTGGAACATCAGGATCTAGTGGTGTGAATGGAACAGGAGGTAGTTCAGGAACAAGTGGTTTATCAGGTGTGAATGGAACATCGGGAACTAATGGTAGTTCAGGTGCTAATGGAACATCAGGAACAAGTGGATCCAATGGGACTTCAGGAACAAACGGAAGTAATGGTTCGTCAGGAACTTCAGGAGTTGGAACAAATGGAACAAGTGGAACATCAGGAGAAGATGGTTTACCTATCAAATGGTTAGGTGTTTGGGACGATGCTTATACTTATCAAGAAAATGATGCCGTTAGTTTTACTGGTAGTTCATATATTTCATTAACAACAAATACAAATAAAGCCCCTGATGCTAATCCAGGTGATTGGGGATTAATGGTTGAAGCGGCAACTGACGGGACATCAGGAACTTCAGGAGTTGGCACTAATGGAACTTCAGGAACAAATGGGGCGAATGGTACTTCAGGAACTGATGGTTCATCAGGAACTTCAGGTATTGGAACAAATGGAACATCAGGAACAAATGGAACTTCAGGAGTTAGTGGTGTTGGATTATACTTACCACTTTCAGGTGGAACTGTAACAGGTAATACAATATTTACAAGTGATTTATTCTTAAGTGGTATAACAAGTGGACTATCATCAACATTTTTAACTATAGATGGTGATACAGGTCAAGTTTATTTTTCAACTAGTGGAGGTGGTGGTGGAACATCAGGAACGTCAGGTACAAATGGAGCTGCAGGATCAAGTGGAACTTCAGGTACAGGAGGTGGTGGAGGATCATCATTAGTAGTAGTAACAGGTGTAACATTATCTTCAACAGGATGGACATTTAATTCACCTTATTGGGAATATAGTGTATCAAATACAGGAATTACCTCATCAACATTGGTTGTAAGTTTCACACCATACAACTCATCTGTATTCAATGTATTGACTGCTCAGGTATACCCTTATATATTAGTAGAAGGATCATTGAATACGATAACAATATATGCTGACTACGTGCCAGCAGGAGACATAACAGGAGATTTAATTATACAATAATATGGGATTTAACGTACCAAGTAATAACCAAATTTTAAGACGACAACCAGTCAGTCCAGCAGTATGGACAAGACAAGGTGATTGGGTATCAATAACAGGAGTATCAACAGGTCAAATATGTTTTTTGGTAAGTAATGCAACTGATGCTAAATATACGATTAGAACAACTTCAACAGGAGGTGGTAACATCTACATTGATTGGGGTGATGGAAGTTCACCAGATACAATTTCTTCAGGTGCAGCAACCGATACGGCACATACATATACAACAGGTGGAACTGCTTGTAGTTTGGGTTATAATACTTGGAAGGTTACAATCACATCGGATAGTGGAACAAGAATTACCAATTGTAATATAATTACTAATTCAGGTCAATTTTCTGAATACCCATCAGGGTTATTGGAAGCTTGGTATGGTGATACAACAATTATAACTGCATCAAACTATTTTAGTGAACAAGCGGGAACAACAACGCCTTGGTTTACATATTTGGAATATGTAAAATTACCAAATGGAATGACGGCAACAGATGCATTATTAAGAGTATTCTTTAATGGTTGTAGAATGTTAAAGAAAGTAGATATGCCAACATCTTGTCCTAATAACGAAACACTTCAAGAAACATTCTATGAATGTAATAGTTTAATTGAACCTGTTATTTTCCCACAGGATATGACAGGTGTTACAAGAGCGGATCAAACTTTCTTTAACTGCTATACATTACAAGGAGTTATATACCCACCAACATTTCCAAATTGTACTACGATAAGTAGGGTTCATCAAAATAATTATAATTTGGGTCAATGTGTTCTACCTGATTTAGCAAGTTGTACCACATATTCATTGGCATTTACAGGTTGTCAGGGATTAAAAAGTGTGGTTATGCGAAAATGGGCATCATCAGGAACACTTACAATGAGTTCTATGTTTAGTAGTTGTCAATCATTAGTAAATGTATCATTACCTAATGATACACCAAGTACAACATCTATAGTTATAGATCAAATGTTTATAAATTGTTATTCATTGGAAAAGGTTATATTCCCACCAAATGTTAAATTATCAGGATCACTTTCAGCTTTATTTAATAGTTGTACTGCATTATTATATGTGTCATTACCAATAGATGCAAGTGCCGTTACTTTATTAACTAGTGTCTTTGTAGGTTGTAATTCATTGCAAACTATAACATTACCAAGTATACCTCCATCAGCAGGTGTAGCTATGGCAAGTATGTTTCAAAACTGCTATTCATTGGATCAAATTACGATACCATCAGGTTATACTATTACATCGTTATCAAGTACTTTTAGGGAATGTCGTAGTTTGAAAAGTATCGTACTACCAAACAATGCACAAAATACTTTAACTCTTATGGATAATATGTGTACTGGATGTTTTAAGTTAAGAAGTATTGTGTTACCAACATCAATGACTGCACTTACAACATTAAATCAGGCATTTCAAAATTGTGTTTCATTGGAAACCATTTCGTTTCCATCATCATTATCTACATTAACAAACGTATCTAATATATTTACAAATTGTCAAAGTTTAGAAACAATAACATTACCAACAACATTAGGTGGTGTTGGTATTACTTTTGCATCAGCATTCCAAAACTGCTTTAGAATAAAAGAAATTGTAATGCCAACATCATTTGGATCAATTACATCATTTTCGACAACATTCCAAAATTGTTATTCATTAAAAAATATAACATTTGGGACAACTCAATTAACGGGTATAAATACTCTATCAAATGCATTTAATAATTGTTATGCTCTTACAGGTATAACAAATTCAGATTATATTGGTAATAACTCAACTTTAGTTGGTAATACTACTTATGTGAATGGAACAACAATGGCGACAGGTAGTAGATCACTACAAAGTTTATCATTTAGTTGTAAGTTTTCTAAATTAGAATTACAAGGAACGGGATCAGGATCAAATGCGTCACAATTAACATCTTTGAGGTTATTGAATAATGGAGCAGGTCAATACGCTGGAACATCCCCACAGATAAATGTATCATATACATCTATGGATGCAACGGCATTGAATCAATTATTTACCGATCTTCCAACGATTACATCAAAAACAATAACAGTAGTAGGATGTCCTGGAGCAGCGACTTGTAATACGAGTATCGCAACCGCTAAAGGATGGACTGTAACGATAGTATAAAATAAAATAGAACGATATGATTTGTAGATTATTTATTGAAGAGGGGGATTACCTTGATATTGAAACAGGTGAAGAAAGAAACTTGTTTTGTGCTAATGTAATACACGCACCTGAAGGTGAATCTATCCATTGGCAGAACACTTTTAATACCATAGAAGAAGCAATGGAGTTTTATAATATAGAACTTAAACCAATTCCTGAAGAGGATGAAGAAGAAGAAATTTTAAGATAATATGTCAACATCAAGACCATTTGCATATAATACAGGATCAACAATATCAGGAACAATCCAAGTAGGATCATTGGCGGTTGGGACACCAACTACAGGATTTACAGGATCTATGGAATGGTGGAATGGACCTGATGAAGATTTGGGTTATGTAATTGCATTACCTGTACCTGATGATAGTCAACCTGCTCCTGATGGTAGAACTGCATCACTTGCTTTCAATAGATCAACAGGTTTAACTGAATCATCTTTTGTTGAACTAACCAATTTATTATTTGGACAAAGTTTCACAACAGGTAATGACGCTTCATTTTGGTTAACATCAAATGGATATTGGAATAGTTGGAATTTACCAACCCCAACACCAACACCAACTCCTACATTAACACCTACTTTAACTGCAACCCCAACTACTACACCAACTTTAACCGCAACTCCTACACCAACTTTAACTTCTACACCAACTACTACACCTACTTTAACTTCTACACCAACTACTACACCTACACCAACTTTAACAAGAACTGTAACCCCTACTAGAACTCCAACAAGAACACCAACACTTACACCAACAATTGGTATGACTAATATGGTTGTTGCGGGATCAAGTGGAACAAATGTATTAGGTTATTCAACTAACAATGGAGCTAGTTGGAATGCAAGTACAAATGGTAATAGTTTAATTACTCAAGTTCAATCAATAGCAACAAATGGTTCTATATGGATTGCAGGTGGAAATGGAACAAACACATTACTATATTCAACAAATGGTATTACTTGGACTGCTT